ACCGCGCCACAGTCAGTAGCCGCACCCTCACCGATAGCCGGTTTTGAAACCGCAATCCCTGCGACAATCAGTGGTGCGCTTACAGCAGCGCAGACGGCCGGTACACCGCCTTCTGGTAAAGATGGCGTTCTCGGCACTGGCCTGACCATACCGCAACTTCTGTCGATTGGTGGCGTAGGGGCTGATCTTCTAAAAAATCTTTTGGCTGGTGGTGGCGGCGCAGGCGCGGGAGTACCCTATGTCTCACCATTTGGCACGGGCGTAGGTTTTGCCCCCGGCCAAGATATGCGCGCCAATCCAAACATCATGGATTATGAGCGGTATGGTTTCGGCCCAGAAGCTATGTTCTTCCAGCCGGGATACGGCCTTCTCTCTGCGGGCGCTGCTCCCCAAGCGCAACCCATTATGGCCGTTCCCCAAGCGCAGCCCGCGATGGTAACTAACCCTAGATATGAGCCGTTGATCTAATGGACCCTATTACAAAAGCTAACCACGCAAAGCGCCTTCTTGAGGATGACATTCTCAAGGAGGCATTTGCCGCAGTGGAAAAAGATATTTTTGAAGAGTGGCGTATGTCGGCCCATACTGACTATAGCGGACGCTCTGACATGTTTCACACGCTCAAAGGACTTGAGCGGTTGAAAGCCCGCCTACAGGCAATCCTTGACGACGGCTTAGTCGCCAAATCGAGGAGTTAACATTTAATAAAGAAGGTGCTATATGACGGAACAAGTCGGCAACCCCAGTGGTGGGATCGGCCTCCACGAAGCAACACTAGCCATCGACCAATTGCTTGGCCCTGATGAGGATACCCAAGACGAGGCCGAGGCGCAAGAGCCTGAAGAGGCTCAAGGCTATGAGGAAGAAACTGAAGCCGAGGATTACTCGGAAGAAGATGAAGCCGAAGAGTCTGACCCGGATGAAGAGGACGACAACGAAGAGGTTATCGAACAGGAACTTCCTGACGATCTAACCATCAAGGTTAAACTTGACGGTGAAGAAACGGAAGTCACCCTTGACGAACTTCGGAAAGGTTATTCTCGTTACTCGGATTACACACGGAAAACTCAGGCATTAGCTGAAGAACGCAAGTCGTTCCATAGCGAAGCCGAAGCGATCCGTATGGAACGCGCTCAATACGCGGAACTGCTACCTGCGCTTAAAGCGCAACTTGAGGTACAGTCCGAGGCTGAGCCTGATTGGGACAATCTTTATAATGAAGACCCCATTGAGGCGGCGCGGTTAGAACGGCATTGGAATAAGTCTCGTCAGGAACGAGCCGCTAAACTTCAGGCGATTAATACTGAACAGCAGCGGATTGCTGAAGAGATGGCCAAAGAGCAACAGCGGGCATTGGCTGACATTGTGCAGTCAGAGCGCGCCAAACTCACGGAAGTCATTCCTGAATGGAAAGACGAAGGTACAATGCAAAGCGAAGCTAAGGAACTTCGTGAATGGGCTATAAACAATGGGTTTAGCGAACGCGACCTAAGTGCACTTGTTCAAGCCAGTCACGTCTCAATCCTGCGCAAAGCGATGATGTTTGATAAGGGTTCGAAGAAAGTGGAAAAGGTGAAAGCACAGCCAAAGAAGGTTGCGCGGATCGTCCGCCCCGGTTCTTCAGGTACTCAAGTCAACACACGTTCAACCGATGTAAAGAAAGCGTCCCAGCGCCTTGCGCGTACAGGCCGTGTCGCAGATGCAGCGGCCCTGTTGGATAAACTCATTTAATAAGGATGTGAACTAATGGCTATTGTAGCAAATACTTTTACCCGGTACTCCGCTATCGGTATTCGTGAAGACCTGTCGAACGTTATCTATAACATCTCGCCAGAAGAAACTCCGTTCATTTCGAACATCGGCCGCGAGAGCGTCAAGAACACCTACTTCGAATGGCAGACCGACGTTTTGGCTGCGGCCTCGGCTTCTAACGCCGCACTCGAAGGTGACGACATTTCTTCGTTCACTGCTGTTACGCCAACCGCTCGCGTTGGTAACTACACGCAGATCAGCACGAAGAACGTCGTAATCTCCGGTACGCTTGAAGCAGTCGATAAGGCTGGTCGTCGTAACGAAATGACCTATCAGCTTGCAAAGCTGGGTTCGGAACTGAAGCGCGACATGGAAAGCGCATTGCTTGCCAACCAAGCTTCTGTTGCTGGTAACACCACAACTGCACGTCGTACTGCTGGTCTGCCTGCATGGTTGACCTCGAACACTTCGTTCGGTTCAGGCGGTGCTAACCCAACTGTTGGCTCGACCCCAACTGCTGCTCGTACCGATGGTACGCAGCGTGCGTTCACAGAAACACTTCTGAAGAACGTAATCCAGCAGGTCTGGACTTCGGGTGGTACACCTAAGATGCTGATGACCGGTCCTTTCAACAAGGTCGCCGCTTCTGCATTCGCCGGTATCGCAACTCGTTTCCGCGACGTATCTCCCGGTCAGCAGGCACAGATCATCGGCGCAGCCGACGTTTATGTGTCCGACTTCGGTACGGTTAGCATTGTTCCTAACCGCTTCCAGCGTGACCGTGATGCGTTCGTAGTCGATCCTGATTACGCATCGTTGGCAGTTCTTCGTCCAATCCAGAAAATGGACTTGGCGAAAACCGGTGACGCCGAGAAGGCTCTGCTCCTCGTCGAGTATGGCTTGAAGGTAAACAACCAAGCTGCGCACGGTATCGTAGCCGACTTGACCACTTCGTAAGAAGGTCTATTTGGGTGAGGGGGCATAACGCCCCCTCATCTAACTATTGAGGGTTTTATGACTAAACGCCTTATCAACGACGATGCTTTCACCGGCGTCAAAACTTTTTACGATTACGATGCCGAGAAGGACGAAGCGATCATCTCGAAAGAGCAGGACGTTTCCGCAATCATCGAGCAGAACAAACGCGAGTTCAACGCCGCGCCGGAACGCTGGGGTGAGTGGACAAAGGTTGGCAGCATCCCCATTTCAGTGTATTATGAACTTGAGCGCCAAGGTATTACACAAGACCAAGAGGCGATGAAGAAGTGGTTGAACGATCCAGATAATCGTTACTTCCGCACAAGGCCGGGGACTGTTTAATGGCAATTTCTACATACTCCGAATTGAGAACTGCGGTCGCGGACTTCCTTAACAGAAGTGATTTGACTTCCGCGATTCCGTCCTTCATCTCATTAGCCGAGGCTGCGCTTAACCGCCGCCTTCGTTCACCCGAAATGGTGACACGGGCTACGGTCACTATTGACGCGGAGTATGAGAACCGCCCGACGGATTGGATGGAGACAATCCGCTATCAGGTTAATACCAACCCCATCACGGTGTTGGAATTTGTAACGCCGGAAGAAGCTATCATCCAGAAGACAAAGTTTTCTGCGGCTGGCGTACCGATGTTCTTCTCAACTGTCGGCACTCAGTTCCAACATGTTCCCGCGCCAGATGGTTCGTACACGGGCGAGTTGATGTACTACGCCCGCATTGCTGGTTTGTCGGATTCGAACACATCTAACTGGCTTTTAACGGCCAACCCTGATATATACCTCTATGCAACGCTCGTTCAAAGCGCGCCATATTTGAAAGAAGATGAGCGCATTGGTGTTTGGTCTAGTATATTAGACCGCCTGATGGCTGAATACGAAGTTGCAGAACAACGGGCCAAGACAGGTTCAAGTCGGTTGGCTTCTAGGACAAGGACGTTCGGTTAATGGCGGATACAACAACTACAAACCTTGGCCTCACTAAACCTGAGATCGGTGCATCCGCCGATACTTGGGGCAATAAGCTAAACACCGACCTTGATCTCGTCGATGGTGTCTTCGCCGCTAACGGCACGGGGACGAGCGTCGGCATCAACGTAGGTGTTGGGAAAGTAGCTGCTGTTGCCGGGACGTTGAACGTCACTGGCGCGGTTTCCGGCGGTGTCGTCGCCCCTCTCCTATCGCCAACATTTACCGGCACGGTTGTTCTGCCTTCGACTACAAGCATCGGCCCAGTCTCCTCAACGGAGATCGGCTACCTCGATGGTGTATCGTCGAACCTCCAGACGCAGCTTGATGCTAAACTAGCCATCACGGCAGCAGCGTCAACCTACGCGCCGTTGGTTGGGCCAACATTCACCGGCACTGTAACGCTTCCTTCGACCACAAGCATCGGCGGCGTAAGCGCAGCCGAGATCGTTTATCTCGACGGCGTGAC